TCAGCCTTCGTCGTCGTCCGCCTCGCGCGAAGGCGGATGAAGCCGGAAAGGCAGCAGCTTGCTGCGGATGCTCTTGATCTGGGACTTGATCGTATGGGCGGACTTGTGCATCCGCTCGGAGATCTGCTGTCGGCTCAGCCCTTCCCGGCGCAGCTCGAACACCTCGCGTTCGGTCGCCGTCAGCTCCATCAGCTGCAGCTCGGTACGCATCGCGCCTGCCGCGTCGGCATGGATCTGGGCAGCGTTCCGGTGCGCCTCGCGGATCGCCCGGACGATATCCTTATAGCTCTGCTTGGTGATGTAGTTCACGGCGCCGAGCTGGAGCGATCGGAGGATGAGCCCGCTTTCCTTGAGCGACGTCAGCATGATGACCTTGACGTCGCGCTTGCCGACGATCGGCCACAGCTCCTGCACCGCCTCCAGTCCGTCCAGCTTGTTGCCCGACAGATTGATATCCATGAGCACGACATCCAAAGCCCTGTCAAGCGTTGCCGCTTGCAGGGCTTCTTCCTTGCTTCCGCACACGGCGGCGACCTCGATATCCGTTTCGGTGGCCAGATCGGCGCTGATGTTCTCCTGCCAGAACGGGTCGTCCTCCACCAGCATGACGCGTATGCGGCGCATGCGAACCGCCTCCTTGCGAGCATTTTCCATGCAGTATATCAAGTCCGTCCTACACTGAACAGGAGGAAATTCCATCATCCCTCGGCGCACATCCGTTCCGAGGCGGGGTGAAAAAAGTTCATCCTCCCCACCCGTGGCCCGGCGGTCCTATAATCCGAGCTGTGCCCGAAAGGAGGAGAGAGCGATCACGATCACAGCGGATATCGAGGCCATCTGCGCTTGGATCAGAGGAATCGAGCCGGACGCGGCGATCTGCCGGCACGAGCCTCCGCCCGAGCCGCAGGCCGGCGACTGGTCGGTGGCGTTGCTGGCGGAGGAGAGGCGCCTCGACATGGCGCATGCCTTCGCGGCGGAACGCAGCTATGCCGTCTCCTGCTGGCGCACGAGCGCCGGGGAGGCGGTGTTGGCGGTCGAGGCGCTGCTCGCCTCGCCGAAGCCGGCGGGCGGCGACGAAGCGACCGTCGTGCGCGGCCTGGCCTTGGCCAAGCTCGGGCCGGCGGAGAAGCTCGACAGCGGCCTGCATCGCTGCGGCTGCCAGCTGCAGGGCACCGTGCGCGAGCGGCTGGAGCTGCCTGCCGCTCCGAAAATGAGGAAGCTTCATCTGAAGGACAGCCGGCAAGGCTGAGCAGCACCGATCAAGCCAATTTAAGGAGAGGTGGAGACGAACATGGGCGGTACATGGGATACGGCGAGCCTGCCGGCGCGTCCGGGACTGTATATCAATTTCGTGAATGCGGCTGCGGCCGTCATCAAAGGAGGAGCCCGCGGCACGGTCGCGCTGCCGCTGCTGAAATACGGCATGGCCGCGAAGGAGAAGTTCTACACGATCGAAAAGCCGGCCGAGGCGGTCGAGCTGTTCGGCGAGGCGGATGCGGCGCCGGTGCTGCTCGTCCTGCAGGGAGGAGCCCGCGAAGTCCTCGTCTACACGATGACGCCTCCGACGGGAGAGGGCGACGCGCTCAAGGCTTCCCGGGCCAAAAGCTTCCTCTCGATGCGCGACCAGCTGGAGGCGAGGCCGTTCAACGTCTTCGTCTACCCGTCGGAGGTGGAGGCGTCGGAGGTCGATCTGACGCTGGCATGGATCCGCAGCAGCCGCAAGGACGGCAAGCACTTCCTCGCCGTATTCGGAGGCACGAGGGACGAGGACAAAGACCCGGCGCTCGGCAATGCCCGCAGCGTCAAGCTGAAGGACGACTATGCGGTCAATCTCATCACCGGCGCGGAAGCGGGCGGCAAGTCCTACTCCTCCGGCGAATACGCGCCGTATGTCGCCGGCCTGATCGCCGGCACCGGCATCAACAAGTCGATCACGTACGCCCAGGTGTCCGCGACCGACGCGCTGCGGCGGCTGAAGAACAGCGAGATCGGGGCGGCGCTCGAAAAAGGCTCGCTCGCGCTCGTCCATGACGGGGAGAAGGTCAAGATCGAGCAGGGGCTCGTCACGAGCGGAGCCAAGATCCGCACGATCCGGTCGCGCCAGGCGGTCGCGACAGACATTCCGAAGACGGCGGCGGACAGCTACATCGGCAAGCTCGACAACAACGCCGACGGCCAGGCGGCGCTCATTTCCGCCGTGAAGGCGTACCTCGAGCGGCTGGAGCTGGCCAGCGTGCTGACGAACATCGAGGCCGGACTCGATCCGGAGCGCAAGTCCGAGGGCGACAACGTCTACCTGCGCATCTCCTACACGGAGATCGACAGCATGGAGCGCATTTTCCTGACCATCGAGGTCTGAGGCAACCGAACCCAAGAGGAGGCATGATATCGAATGCTGGATCCGACACGCATCATCAACGGCGCCTACGGCTACGTGTACCACGACGGCAAGTGGCTGACGAACATCAAGTCCGCGGAAGCGAACGTGGAGATATCCAAGGAAGAAGTGAAGCGCGCCGGAACGCGCTGGACCGCGCACAAGGTGACCGGCCTTAGCGGCACCGGCACGATCAGCGGCTACAAGGTGACCTCCGAGTTCGCAGAGCGCATCGGCACGATCGCGGACGACAAGAAGGGCAGCTTCATCACCGAGCTGATCCTCAAGCTGGAGGACCCCGAGTCGTACGGCGCTTACCGCGTCCGCCTGAAGGGCGTGACGTTCGACAAGATTCCGCTGCTGAATTACGAGGTCGGCTCGCTCGTCGAGGAGGAGCTGCCGTTCAGCTTCACCGGCTATGAGCTCCTCGACAAGCTGACGCCGGATGAGGACTAAAAACCGCTGGAAACCGGCGACAACGGAGGGAGAGCACGAATGAGCGACAACCGCCAGACGGCCGTCCTGCATGCGCTGCTAAGCGCGGATACGAGGCCGCAGAAGGACATTCCGATGAAGAGGCTGGACGTGGACTTCACGATCCAGGCGCTCGACGGCAAGACGATCAGCCGTATCCAGGAGCAGTGCACGCACTTCGCGGGCAAAGGCGGCAAAAGGGAGAAGATCCTCGACGAGGAGCAGTTCGGCGCTCTCGTCATCCAGAAGTCATGCGTCGTGCCGGACTGGACCGCGCGCGAGCTGACGGACAAATACGGCACGCCGGCGGACGCGATCATGTCGCTGCTGCTGGCGGGCGAGATCGCGCGGCTCTCCTCCGAAATTCTGGAGATCAGCGGCTTCGGCAGCGATGAGGAAGAAGTAAAAAACTGATCCGGGCGGGCGGCGAGCCGTTCCTGCTCCATCTGATCTTCCAGCGGCACGGCATCCCGCCCGACGAGGTGTACAACAAGGAGGAGCGCTTCAAGCGTTTCATGTACGCCTCCATGATGCTGCAGCTGGAGGAAGAGGAGAAGGCGCGGAAGGCGAGCGAGAGGGCGGCCGCCCGCAGGTAGGATTTTGACGATCGAAAGGAGGGAGCGGGCGGAAATGAGCACAGGAGGCGCTGCGCCCGGACCGTCCCAACATGCCGCTCTGGAGAAGTTCTCGCAGCTGATGGAGAAGATCCGCCGGCAGATGGAGCAGCTGTCCAAGCTGGATCCGATGGGAGCGGCCGGGCGGAGCTTCGCGGAGAAGCAGAAGCAGGCCAAGGAATTCCTGGAACAGATGGGAAAAGTGCGGAAGGAGACATCCGATCAGCTCCGCGCGATCGCAAGGCAAGCCGCTTCAAGCTCGGCTAAAGCCGCTAACGCGGCAGGAAGCGCCGTGCGGGCGGCGGGAAGCGCAGCGGCGAAGGCCGCGGGCCATGCCGCCAGGACGGCTGGCGATGCCTCGCTGAAGGCAGCGAAGAGCGCCGCCAAGGGGAGCATCCGCTTCGCCTTCAGGGAAAGGTCGCTCGCGCCGCTGGCCGGCATGATGAGGTCCGGGTGGGGAGGCGCGAAGGCGCTGGGTGGCAAGGCCAAGAGCTGGGCCGGCCCAAAATGGATGGACTCGACGAAGCCGGTCCGGGAAGGATGGGGCAAGGCGAAGGAGGCTGTGTCGCAAGCGACGGCTCCGGCGAGAGCGTATCTGGCGGAGCATAGCCGTCCGATGCGCGAGCGCTGGGCAGGCTACAAAAATCGCGGCGTGACGGCGGTCAAGTCGTATGCGCAAGGGCTCCGCGAGAAGGGAAAAGGGGCCTACGGCAAGCTGGCCGAGCACGGTCCGGCGGCAGCGGCGATGGCCGGGAACGCGATCCTCGCAGCCGGAACGAGGTCGATCGAGGCGGCGGAGACGTTCGGCAAGGCGTCTGCGATCCTGCGGGCTTCTGCCGGCGTGCCGGGCGACCGGATGGGAGAGATGCTGGAGTCCTTCCGCAAGGTAGGGTCGCAGGTGCCTCAGAACCTGGATGAAGTGGCCAAGGCGATGGGCACGCTGCGAAGCAGGCTGCCGCTTGCGGGAGCCGGGCTGGAAAAGACGGCCAAGACGCTGCTGGACGCTTCCCGGCTGACCGGCGGCGACAGCGCCGGGATGGCCGAGTCGCTGGCCGCCGTCATGGAAGGCTGGGACATCAAGCTCGGCGACAGCTCCGGAACGCTCGACAAGTTTTTCGCTGCGAGCCGGACCGGCAACACCGACATGTCCGCCTTGATGAAGGGCGTAAGCGACTCGGCCGGCTCGTTCAAGGAAATGGAGCTCGGGCTCGAGGCTTCGACGGCGCTGATGGCCAAGTGGCAGAAGGCGGGCATCAGTCCGATCCAGGACGTCCTGAAGAAGGTCAAGGACGGCAAGATGCAGCTGCCCGAGGGCGGATTCGAGATCATCGCCTCGCAGATCCGGCAAGCGGAGTCCATCGCCGAGGCAGCGCAGCTGGCGATCGGCGTGTTCGGCCAGGAGGCAGGCATCGACCTGGCGCTGGCGCTGCGCGGCAGCACGGACGGCTTCAAGGGTATGCTCGGCTCCATGAGCGAGGCGAGCGGCAGCATCTCGGCGCAATCGCAGCAGCTGCAAAGCTTCGGCGACGGCTGGGGCGCGCTGCAGAACCGGATTACGATCGCGCTGGCGCCGCTTGGCGAGGCGCTGCTGCCGCTCGGCGAAGGAATCGTGACCGTCATGGAAGCATTCGCGCGCAACGCCGACATCGTCGGCATCACGGCGGCTACCATGGCCGGCATCCTGATTGCCGTCTTCGCCCCGTCGCTGCTCGCTTCCGCCGCGGCCGCCTGGGCGCTTGCGGCGCCGATCCTGGCGATCCTCGCTCCCGTGCTGCTCGTCGGGGCGGCGGTGGCGGGGCTGGCCTATCTGTTCAAGTACCACTTCGATGACATCAAGAAGTACTTCGACGACGTTGTCGGCGGAATCCTGGAGAAATGGCGCAAGGTCAAGAGCTTCCTCGGCCTCGGGGAGGACGCGACCGTGACCGTAGCGGCCGCGGGGCCAGGCGGCGCGGCCGCCCTGCCCGGCCATTACCACGGCCTCGGCTACGTGCCGTACGACGGCATGGTCGCGCGCCTGCACAAAGGCGAGCGCGTGCTGACCGCGCAGGAGAACCGCGAGCTGTCCGGAGGAGGCACTGCCGGACTGGCGGTAACGGTGACCGGCAATACGTTCCACGTCCGGCAGGAAAGCGACATCGACGGCATCGCCCGCGCGCTCGCGCGCGAAATCCGCGCTGCGGGAGGGCTGATGGGATGAGCGGCATGCAGTTCTGGCTGACGCCGGACGGCGGAGGCAAACGGCTGCGGCTGCCGGTCAACCCGGCGGTGCTGTCGGTGAAAATGGCGCAAGGCTATCAGGACATCTCGGTCGTCGCGCTCGGCGAGCGGACCGTGTTCGGCGAGGCGGGTCTCAGCGAGTTTGCGATCGCCTCGTTTTTCCCCCGCGACTATCATCCCGGCTACTGCGAGCACATGGAGCTCGAGCCGCCCTGGAGATGCGTCCAGCTCGTGGAGGGCTGGATGAGGACCCGCAAGCCGGTGACGCTCGACATCACCGGCACGGCGGTCGAGGGCGTGCCGGCGACGATCCGCTCGTTTTCCTACGAGGAGCGTGCCGGCAGTCCAGGAGACCTCTACTATGAGCTCGCGCTCAAGCAGTTCCGCCCGGTGCAGGCGGAGCCCGCCGCAGAGCAGCAGGAGCGCAGGAACGGAGCCCGCACGCCGCCGGCGACATATGTGGTCGCCCCCGGCGACAGCCTGTGGAAGATCGCCCAGCGGATCTGGGGCAATGGCGACCGCTGGCGGGAGCTGCATGCGGCCAACCAGGCCGCCATCGGCAAGGACCCGAACCGGCTGCAGGTCGGCCTCCAGCTGAAGGTGCCGACATGAGCTGGACGCTGACGCATGTGCGGCGAGAGGGGGGCGAAGTCGATCTGAGCGCGATGTGCGCGTCGATCCGCTGGTCGGGCGATGTCCAGCAGGCGGCGCGCAAGCTCGTCGTCGAGCTGGTCAATACCGCCGACGGCCGCGGCCGGCTGGCCCAGATCGACAAGGGCGGAGAGCTGCGGCTGGCAGGGGAGTCGGGCGGGGAGCTTTTTCGCGGCGTCGTGTTCGCGGACTCGATCGACTCCGGCGGCCGCATGTCGGTGACGGCGTACGACGAGAACATCTACCTCGCCAAAAACAAGGATTCCCGCCTGTTCCGCAGCATGACCGCGGACGGCATCATCCGCCAGCTATGCAGCGAGTTCGGCGTGTCCGTCGGCAAGCTTGCCTCGACCGGCTTCGTCATCCCGAAGCTCATCCAGCGCGACAAGACGCTGTACGAGATGATGGCGAAAGCGTTGGAGATGACGGAGGAGCAGAACGGACGCCGGTTCTCGATCGGCTCTCGGGAAGGCCGGCTCGAGCTGCGGGAGCGGGCGCACGAGTCCGTGTCCTGTCGCATCGAAGCGGGGCGGAACCTGCTGTCGGCGTCCTACTCGCAGTCGATGGAGGAGATGAAGACGCAGGTGAAGGTCATGGGCCTTGATCCACAGCGCAAGGAGCAGTCCGTCATCGTCCGCAGCGCCGAGCTCTCGGATCAGTTCGGCGTCATGCAGCATTTCGTCAAGCCGAACGCGGCGATGAGCCGCTCGATGATGCAGCAGCAGGCCGACGAGCTGCTGCGGCAGAAGGCGACGTTCGCCGACGAGGCGAGGATCGAGGCGCTCGGCATCGAGGAAGCGGTCTCGGGCGCGGTCGTCGAGGTCGAAGAGCGATTGAGCGGCATCGTCGGCCGTTATGCGATCACCGCCGACGAGCATTCGTACGAAAGCGGCGCGCACCGCATGTCCCTGTCGCTTTCGGCGATGGAGGAAGCGGACTGAGGCGCGCCGCAGAATGGACAGGAGGGATGCGGCATGGACAGAGGAGAAGGATCGGGAGCGAGCCAGCTTGTCCAGCTCATGCGGAACATAGGCTGGAACGCCGATACGACGATCGAGCTCGGAACCGTCGTCTCGGCGCCTCCCGAGCTGAAGATTCGGATCGACCATATGGAGCTGGTGCTGGAGAAGGATGATCTCGTCGTCGCCGAGCGGCTGACGAAGCATACGCGCAAGGTGGATATGAGTGCCTCCGAAAAGGCGAAGATGTCGGCGGCTGCAGGTGATGTCACGATGACCATCCTACCGCCGCCTCCTGCCGGGACGACGATCCAGACGACGATCCAAGGGCTGAGCCTTGACAACGGCAGCTGGAGCGTCGAATGCGCCGATTTGACTTATTGCAACGAGCTCAAGGCCGGCGAGCGCGTCATCGTCGCCGGCGTGCAGCAGGGCCAGCTGTACCTCGTCCTCGATCGGGCGGTGACGTACTGATGGCGCTGTCGCCGCTCAAGCCGAGAAGCTCGGCCGCGTCCGCCGCGCCTCCGGCGCCGCGCCCGTCCCGGACGTATGCGCTCGACTTCACGTCCGGCCAGCTGGAGAACCGGCTGATCGACGGGGAGGAGGCGCTGCGCCAGGCGATCGAGAAGGCGCTGCGCACGGCGCGCTTCCGCTACCTCGCCTGCGACTGGAGCTACGGCTCCGAGCTCGACCGCCTCATCGGCGAGGATCTGACGCCGGAGCTGATGAGAAGCGAGGTGCCGCGAGTCATCCGGGAAGCGCTGCTCGCGGACGACCGGTTGCTGGACGTGCGGGATTTTGTGCTGGACAGCCAGGGAGACCGGCTGAGCGCGCGTTTCGCGGTCGTCCACAAGGACGGACTATTGCAGCAGGAGGTGACGCTGCTTGTTTGAACAGCAGACGAAACAAGCGATTCTGGAGCGGATGCTGGCGGCCGTGCCGACGGAGCTCGACCGCCGGCCGGGGTCGGTCGTCCATGACATGCTGTCGCCGGCCGCGATCGAGCTGGCCCAGCTCTACGTCCGGCTGGATCAGGTGCTGGACTGGGGCTTCGCCGGGCCGGAGCAGCCGGGAGCCTATCTGGATCTGCGCGCGGGCGAGATGGGGCTCGCGCGCAAGCCCGGCACGAGAAGCGACGGCGAGCTGCTGTTCGCCGGAGCGGCGGGCACCCGCCTCCGCCAAGGGACGATCGCCTCGCTGCCGGACGGATCCGCTTCGTTCGCGACCCGCGAGGAGGCGGTCATCGGAGAGGGAAGGCAGGTTCTCGTCCGCGCGTCCGCCGCGTATCCGGGCGCGGCGGGCAATGCGCAGCCCGGCGCGGTCAGCCGCGTGCTGGGCGATCTGGCCGGCATCGTCGCTGTGACCAACCCGAAGGCGTTCGCCGGCGGCGCGGACGAGGAGAGCGACGCTTCGCTGCTCCAGCGGTATCATGACCGCGTCCGCACGCCGGCTACGAGCGGCAATGCCGGGCATTACCGCCAGTGGGCGCTGGAAGTGGAAGGCATCGGCGACGTCAAGGTGTTCGAGGTGTGGCAAGGAGGCGGCACGGTCAAGCTGTCCCTGCTCGGGCCGGACGGCACTCCGGCCAAGGCGGACAAGGTCGAGCTGGCGCGCGCGGCGATCGAAGCGCGGCGGCCGATCGGGGCCAAGGTGACGGTCGCTCCGGCGAGAGGAATCGAGATCAACGTCTCGGCGCGGCTGCGCTTCGTGCCAGGCGTGGAGCTCGAGCCGATCGTCGCCGAGTTCCGTCGGCGGCTGGCCGCCTATCTGGCCGGCCTCGCCTTCAAGAGGGATCGAGTGCCTTTCAACCGCATCGCCGGCATCCTGATCGGCATCGACGAGGTCGACGATTACGTCACCCTGGCCATGAACGGCGGCAGCGCCGACATCGGGCTGGAGGCGGACATGGTGCCGGTGGCGGGAAAGGTCGAGATCGAGTATGGCGCATAGGCTGGCGGAGCAGATGATGGGCATGCTGCCCAAGTATTACGAGGACGCGCTTGCCGCGATCGCGATCATCGAGCGCGAGGCGGCGGAGCTTGAGCTTGCCTCCGGGCAGCTGGACGAGGCGTTCCGCCAGTTTTTCCTCGAGACGGCGACATGGGGGCTGTCCCGCTGGGAAGAGGCATGCGGCGTCCCCGCGAGCGGCGGCAAGCCGTTCGACCAGCGTCGCTCGCTGATTAAGTCGCGGCTGCGGGGAGCCGGCACGGTGACGCTCGCCGTCATCCGCAGCGTCGTCGATTCGTTCGAGAACGGCGAGATTTCGGTCGAGGAAAAATTCAGCGACTGGAAGGTCGTCGTCACGTTCATCGGCAAGCGCGGCGTGCCGCCGAATCTGGCGGACGTGAAGACGGCGGTGCGCGAGATTCTGCCGGCTCATCTACAGCTGGAGTTCCAGTTCACCTACCTGCGATGGGAAGAGCTGGACGCCGCCATGCTGTCCTGGGACGCGCTGGAGAAGCTCGGCCTCGGCTGGGACGCGCTTGAACGTTGGAATCCTGCAGAAGGGAAGTGATCCGTCGTGGCGCAGCTGCCTAGCGGACTCAAGACATTCGAGGCCTCGGACACCGTCCGGAGATCGGCCCAGAATGAGAATATCGAAGTGCTGGACCGGTTCGTCGTCAAGACGAGCTCGTCCAACGTCGCCAAAAACAAGCGCGCCGCCGCGACGGCAGGCGTGCTGAACGGGTTGCCGACGGCCCCGTGGTCGTCCGCGGCGGCCGGAGACGGAGGCCGGTGGGCGCTGCCCGCGGGAGTCGTTTATCCGCAGTCGCTTACGGTCGATCTTGGCCTGCCCTACGCCAGGCTCGAAGGACTCAGCTTCGGCGGGTGGCCGGTCCAGAACGCCGCCTCGCTGCCGAAGGACTTCATCGTCGAGTCGAGCCCGAACGGGACCGATTGGGTCAAGGCGTACGACCATGCCGGCAAGCCGGCTTATGCGCCGCTGTCGTACCTGCCGCTGTCCGCGAGCACGGATTGCAGGTACGTCAGGCTGACGGTCAAGGCATCGGCGTCGGCCGACGGCTCGGCGTCCGTGTCGTGCCTGAGCGTGTTCAGCGCGAGCCACGGCAACCGGGATCTCGATCCGCTCGACGACGAGCGCTCCTGGGGCCTCAACGCGCGGCTGCAAGGACTCGTCGTCATGGGGGAGGGCGCCATTCAGGACGACGGGGCGGGCAAGGTGTCGCTCGACGGCACGCTGATCGTCATGAACCCCGCCTCGGGCAGCTATGTACGGGTGTCGCGGGGCTCGTTCACGCTCGGACCGTGGGACTATCTCTACGTCGATCTTCCTTATGGGACCGCAGGCGAAGTGCCGCCGCAGAAGGGAACGTACCTGGAGAATGGGCGTCCGTACGACCACAAGAACCGATTCGTGCTGGCGCAGCGCAACGGGGTCGGGCTCGTGCACTTCAATCTCGCGCCGTCCTCGCGGCTGGTCGGGACGAATACGCTCGTCCAGCGCTCGCAGACGAGCGCGAACGCGGACTATGCCGCCAGCGCCGCTTATGCGGCCAACGCGGACAAAGTGGATGGCATCCATTTTTCCGCTGCGGGAGGCAGGCTGCAATTCAACGACGGAACGGGGTGGAAGGGCGTGGGAATCAAGCAGGTGCTGCGGGGAGAGACGTCGATCGCAAATCCGAACGACTCGGTCAACGTGCCGATTCCGTGGATCGACCGCTCGAAAAGCTTTCTTCAGGTGACGTCATCCCTTTATCAAGGCAAGAACGATGCCGCGACATCCTCGGGCGTCTATGCCGTGCTGTTCAACGACCGCATCTATCTGTTCGCGGCAGGGCTGCCGGCCGCGCGGACGATCTTCATTTCCTGGGAGGTGATCGAGTTTGCCTAACTTTTACGCGCAAGTCGCTTCGGACGGCCGAGTCATCGGCCGCTGCGAGTATCCGCAGCCGGTCGAACACAGCGCGCTCGTGCCGGTGTCGGAGGAGCAGTACGGCCAGCCCGGCCTGCTGTTCGCCCGCTATAAGGGCGGCCAGCTGTCCGGCACGGCCTCGCTGCTGACGGCCGACAAAGGAGAGCTGTCCGCGGATGGCGTCGATGCCGTCCGCGTGCGTCTGCTCGTCGGGGACTGGATGTCGCGGCTGGACGAAAGCTTCAGCGGCCCGGTCCAGGTGACGGTGCAGGGCCAGTCGCAGGCGATCCAGGCTGTCAAGGGAGCCGCGACGTTCGCGGTGACGAGCCGCGAGCCCGGCCTGCTGCGGATCGCGACGCTGGGTTTGGACCGCAACGCGGAGCTTTATGTGAAGGCGGTGAAGCCCGGTGAGCGATGAAGCGAAGCGCAAGCTCGGAATAGCATCGGGAACGGAAGCCGGCGAGACGCCGGGCATCAACGGCCGGGAGGGAAGCGGCGCTTCTGGAGGGGGAGAAGTCGGCGGCGGACTGATGGAGATCCGCAGCTCGGGCGCGGAAAGCTGGGACTTGCAGCGCCTGCCGGCGGCGGACTCGCTGCCGGTCGGAGCGAGCTTCGCGGTCGCGCCCCGCCCCGAGCGGCTGAGGAGCGAGGAATGGACGGCGAGGGCGCTCGAGCGGGCAAACAAGCCGCCGTCGGAGGCTACCCTGCAGCTCGTCTTCGAGCTGCTGCAGGACGTGCTGCTCGGCCAGCAGCTGCTGGCCGAGCGGCTCGAGCGGCTGGCCGGTTCCGCCGAGGCCGCCCAGGCTGTCGGATCGATGTCCATTCCGTATTTCGGCCAGGGCTCGGTCCGGCTGCCGTCCACGGGCGGCGGACCGCCTGCAGGCGGCGGGAGCGCTTCGTCATGAGCGGCGGTACGGAAGGCTTGCCGCCGGCATTCCGCGAGCCGCTGTCGGCGGAGAGCGGTTCCGCATCGAGCGCGGCGGTGCGGCTCGTGCAGGAGAGGCTCGCCGCGCTCGGCTATGCGGGCATGAACGGGGCGCCGCTGAAGGCGGACGGCTGCTTCGGCCCGAACACGCTGCATGCGGTGAACCGGTTCAAGGAACGAAGCCGTCTCGGCAATACAGGCAGCGCTGCCGGCATCGTCGGGCGGCAGACGTGGGAGGCTCTGTTCTCGTCGTCGGCCGCGCGGGAGGAGCACAAGGCCCGTAGGCGGATCTACTACAGCCAGGAGGATCCGCGCTGGCGCCATGTGCCGTACACAGTCGGGGGCAAGGATACGATCGGCACCTCCGGCTGTGGTCCGACCTGCATGGCGATGGCGGTCGGGAGCCTGACGGACGCTCGTCCGCTGCCGACGGAGCTGGCGGCCTTTTCGATCCAGCGAGGGTACCGGACACGGGCTTCCGGCACGTCCTGGAGCTTTTTCCCGGCGGCGAGCCGCGAGTACGGCCTTACCTGCAAGGCGACGTCTTCCTTCGAAGAGGTGCGTGCGTCCATGCAGCGAGGCGGATTGGCCATCGCCTCCATGAAGCCCGGCCGATTCACGTCGGCAGGGCATTTCATCCTGTTGGTCGAGCCGGCGCGGACGGCGGCGGGAGAGCCGGGCTTTCTCGTCTTCGATCCCAATCCGGACAACCGGCTGTACCGCGGCGCGGTCGACGAGGGCGTGCGGGACGACGGCCGGGTGACGGCGCCGGATGCGCTGCTCCGGCTGGAAGCGAAGCAGGTTTGGATTTTGGCGTCGGATTCGGCCTTGTGACGCATTCTTCTTGACTATTTTGTTGAAAGGCGTGCGAGAGCAGGCGGATGTGGTTAATATAGGAGGTGGATTCAAACCGACAGACCGGGAGTGGACATCGAATCATGGATAACTTCGCAGCGCAGCGGAGCGGAGCGGAGGAGGAACGGACGCCGCGCCAGCCGGGCCGAGCCATGCTGGCCTCAGTCATCAGCCGCAGTCCCAACCCTCTCCTTCTCTTCGATTCCGGCTTCAGGATCATTATGGTCAACCCTGCTTTCCTCCGAGCGTTCGACTGTACGGCCGAGGAGCTCGCAGGCTTCGGAGCCGATGCGTTCGCGCGGCGCTGCTTTCCTGCGGACAGCGTCTGCAAGGCGGAGCTGGCCCGCATCCGGGATCGCGAGCCGATCGATTGCGAGGAGGAGCTGACGGTCGCCGGCGGCGAGCGCCGCACCTTCCGCGTCATCGGCTACGAGCTCGAAGGGGAAGCCGGCTCGGGCGGAGGGTATCTGCTCAGCCTCGAGGACGTCTCCGAGCGCAAGCGGTTCGAGCTTCAGCTGCAGGAATCGGTCGAGCGCTACACCTCGCTCAAGAAATACAATCATGACGCGGTCATATCGCTCGATCTGCAAGGGCGGGTCATCAACTTCAACCAGGAAGCCGCCAGGCTGCTGGGCAAGCCGGCGGAGGAGCTCGCCGGCAAGGATTTTTCGCCGTATCTGCTCGTCGAGGAATCCGGCGGCACTGCCGAGATCGGACCGATCCTCCGGCAGGCCAGCGAGGATACGGCGGCCGAGCGGAAATTTACCGGCATGAGGCACAGCGGCGGACGCATCACGGAAATTCTCGCCTCGATTGCTCCGATCATCATCAACGGGACGACCAAAGGCTATTATCTGATCGCCAAGGATATGAGCGTGCAGAAAAAGCTGCTTATCGACAAGGAAGCGGCCGAAGCGACGAATCGGGCCAAAAACGAGTTTTTATCGATGATGAGCCACGAGATCCGCAATCCGATGAACGGCATTCTCGGCCTGACGCGCATGATGCTCGACACGCCGCTGGAGGGAGAGGCTCGCCAGTATATCGAGCTGATCCGCAAGAGCAGCCATGCGCTGCTCCATATCGTCAACGACACGCTGGACTATACCCGATTGGAGTCGGAAGGGACCGAGCGCGCCGTGGAGCGGCCGTTTCGGCTCGACGAGCTGCTGGATGAGATCATCGCCATCCATATGCCGATCATCGTTCAAAAGGAACTTCGCCTCGAGACCTCGATCGCCAAGGACATGCCGGCGGAGCTGCTCGGAGATCGGGGCAAGCTCGGGCAGGTGCTGCTCAACCTGATCGGCAATGCCGTCAAGTTCACCGATCGCGGGGACATACGAGTCGCCTTCACCTTAAAGGAAGGGGCGGGGGCGTCCTTGCTCGTCGAGGGCGAGGTATCCGACACGGGCGTCGGAATTACGGAGTTCGAGCAGCAGCAGCTGTTCCACCCTTTCCGCCGCATCGGCGCCTACATGACCCGGACGGAGGAAGGCAGCGGCCTAGGCCTCGCCATATCCCGGCGGCTCGTCGAGCTTATGGGAGGAGCGATCGAGGTCGAGTCGACTCCGGGCCAGGGCTCGCGCTTCCGCTTCCGCTTCGCGGCGAAGGCCGTGGAGGCTCGGCCGTCGTCGGGACAAGCCGAGCCTTCGCCCGAATCGGACGGTCCGCTGCGCGTGCTCGTCGGCGAGGACAATGAGATCAACCAGCTCGTCATCCGCAAGATGCTCGAAAAGTCCGGGCATGCCGTCCGAGTCGTCTCCAACGGCGCCGAAGTGCTGGAGGCGCTGCAGGAGGAAGGACCGTACGATCTGCTGCTGCTCGACATCTTGATGCCGGTGCTCGGCGGCTTCGAGACGATGGCCGCGATGCAGAAGATGAAGCTGGAGCAGCCGCCGTATGTCGTGGCCGTGACGGCCAACGCGCTGCGCGGCGACCGGGAAGCCTGCCTGGAGGCGGGCATGGACGATTACCTCAGCAAGCCGATCCGGCGAGACAAGCTGGAGGAGGCGCTTGCGGCCTTCCGGATCTCGGCGAAGGCTCGGCCGTCGCGAAGCTGA